TCTGCTAAAGAAGATGCTCTACGTGCACAAGACAAGATTGATCGTCTAAGAAGACTTGGTGCTAATGAAAGACAGATTAATTCTTCTGATGCAATGAAGCAAAGAACAGCAGCATTAAATAAATTTAATTCTTTGAATAGCGGTGTACCTAGTGGTAAGTCTGCCCAAGATGCTGCCAATAAAATGGGTGGTAATACGGCAGGAGTATCTGCCCCTATGCCAGTCCCAGACGCTGCCAATAAAATGGGTGGTAATGTCTCTCAAGATACAGGTGTTCAGAGTTTACAAGCTCATGAAACACAAATTGAACAGCTTAAGAACCTTCAACAACAAACTGACCTATTATCTCAAATTGCTGCTAATACAGCATTGATGGCAGGTATTAAAAGTTCTGCTGCTGGTGGTTCAGAAGATACTGCTGGCGCCAATTCTGCTAACAGCGGAAGAGGGTTTTTAGGTAAACTTGGTAGTGGGTTATCTAGTCTTGGACAAGGTCTTGGTAGAGCAGTTGGTGGTGTTATCTCTGGAATCTTCGAGGGTTTAGCAACAGGTTTAGCTGCACTAGCCAAACCATTAACTTTAGTTGGTTTGGCAGCATTAACATTAGCAATTATGGGTATTGGTAAAGCACTTCAGTGGGCTGCACCAGTATTTCAAACTTTTGGTGATGTTGCTATGAAAATAGCTGATGTTATTCAAAATGTATTCTTGGGTGCAATACAAGCTATTCCTGACATCATTAATGGTATTGCTAATGGTATAGTTTCAGCAATCGGCGCAATATCTGATTTAATTGTAAATACAATTGACGCAGTAACATCATCAATTGAGCGTCTATCTAAATTAGATGGAAGTAATATGTTGGATGTTGCTAAAGGATTAACTGCAATTGGTTTATCTTTAATAGCATTTGGTACTGGTGAAGTCTTTGCTGGTTTAACTGGTCTTATTACAAACCTACTATCATTTGGTCAAGACAGTCCTATGGACAAACTTGACAAATTATCTAAGATGGGTGATGGTTTGCAAAAGTCTGCTGATAGTATTAATAATATCGGACAGGCTATGAAAGCATTTGCTGGCATTGATCCAAAATCAATGGATGCGATTAATAACTTTCCATGGGTTAAAGCAACAGCATTTGTTGCAGCTGGTGGTGCTATGTCTGTCGCTGGAGCTAAAGTTTATGATGCATCAAAAGGTAATGCTGACAATGCTGCGAAAAACAGTATAATGGCGCCAGCATCTAATATAACAACCCAAGTTAATAATAGCTCAAATACAACACAAGCAGTTAAGGGTTCTGGTGCAAGAAATACAGAATCTAGTTATTCTAAGTATCTATCTGCTAGATACTAAAATGAAAAAGGGAGCTAAAAGCTCCCTTTATTTTTGCCTAAGATTTATTAATCTTCTTTAGCAATCTTCTCAAAATAACTCATAACGTCTTCATCATCATCCATTGCTGGTTTAGCTGATGCTTTTGGAGTAAACGCTGGAGCAGATTTAGTTTGAGGTGCTTCCATTACTGGCTCTGGATCGGCTGAAAGTTCAGCAGCAGATTTCGCATTGAAACCGTTACCAGATAAAACCTCATCCAACTTGCGTTTCAACTCAGCATAAGATTTAAAGTTCTTACGATCTAAGAATTCAGCAAGTTTATATTGCTTATTGGCAATCTCAACGATATCTTCGTCACTACCAATACTTGATGGTTCCATGAAAGCGGATTCATCATAGTTAGTGAAACCATCTTTCTTACGCATACGCAATTTGAAGTTTGCACCTTCCCAGAAGTCAAACACGTTGACTGGCTTTTCATCTTCGAACGTTGGGCGAGCCTTGTCCATAATCTTATCAAAGATCTTCTTACCGAACTTGAAGAGCATTACCTTGCCTTCGTTCTCTGGGTGCTTTGGATCAGACACAATTAGAACGTTAGCAATGTAAGATAGACGACGCTTTTGGTTTTGCGCGATTTTCTTATTTGCTTCTACACCAGAATTCCAAAGTGTAGTATTCAACTCGCTAACAGGATCTTGTTCACCAAGAGTTGTCAAAGAGTTTTCAATATACCACTTACCAGTTGGTCCTTGGAAACCGTGAGAGAAAACACGAACCCAAGGCAACTCATCACCTTCTACACGTGGCAGAAAGCGAATGGTGGCTGTACCATTACCTGCCTTATCACCTTCTAGTTTCCAGAAGCGATCGTCGGCATAACCTTTAGATTCAGTTGAGGGATTTGCGATTTTCTCGAACGCAGTAGAGATACTGCCAAAATCGTTTTTGCGCATTGCGCGAAGTGCTTGAATATCCATTTGTATTTCCTTTGTATGAAATTGTATTAACGTTGTTTAATATGTTGTATAGAAATCTCATCATCTACTTCAATGTACTCATCAAAAGTATCATCATCAAAATCATAATCTTCTTCAACATAACTATTTAGCGTTTTCATTCCTCCACCCTTTTTATTATTAGAGTGTTTGGCATGTTTCCCAGATCGCCCACTGGTTTGTTCATCGTCAAACCGACGAGAATTCTTATGATAGGTCTTACCCATGATATTACAGAGATAGTTCTTCTTTAAAATGATTATACACTTTTGTGATTTTATCTTTATCGTATTTTACAAAACCTTTGAGTTTTTCAACACGTAAAAGTTTATCACCCATAACGATCTTTAACATAGGATCGTTTTCCCAAGATTCCAAGAAAGGTTCAAGGTCATCTAACATTCTCATAGTTTCAATACTTATTTTACCTGAAAGAAACATGGAAGTCAATACTGGCAGATCGCCATTTCTTGATTTGAAAATACCATCAGTTGTAAATCGATGCACATCACAAACGTTCATGATATTAGTTAAATCGTCAATAAAGATCTTTGTAATTGATTGTTTGCGTCTTTGCCACTCAGAATATAATTCCTCAGCTTCACTGTTACCATAAATTGCAGTATCATTACCATAGGCAAAGTTTGAAACAAAGAACTGGATTATCTCACGGTCATCATACTTCTGACCAAGTTTCTCAAAAATATATCTGTCGTTCCTAGCATTAAATGCGTCACGTGTTCCCTTTACACTTCCTCTTGTTGCAAATACATCATATTTTGCAGAAGTAAAATGGAGTTTGATCGCCATGTAATACTTGTATGCTTTGAAGCCATCCATAATTACACATCTAATTGCGCTTGTTTAGGGAGCATATTAACATCACGAAAATCCATCTCAATCTTATCTTTGAGAGATTTGTTAATTAGTGATGCAATATCATCTGGTTCAAGATAATTTTCTTTACAATATTCAAGGACAGCGTCCATGTGGGACATACGTTTATTTTTAGCATGCTGCTCAATAAACATTGAGAATTCATTCGCAGTTTTAAACATTATTTCGAAATCCAATATTCAAGAGTTCTAATCTTTTGGGTTAGTTCACCATACTCTGTCATCTTTGACCTATACAAATTCCATATCTTTGTATTAGGTTTTTTAGGATCCATCTTAGATCCAAATTTTTCAAGATACAATGAGAAGAATTTATCCATTTTCATCTTCTCAATTTGCAATTCATCTTTTTGTGTTATCAGTTCACTTTTATTCATAATATCCTTTTGGTTTTAAATTTGAGTCACTTGTATATTTCCTGTAATTTCTGGTTGCACTGATGTATCAACTTCACCACCAAAATAACCATCTTTGTTTGTATCAATTACAAGATCATTAATATGGATGTCGCCATTTATGAATTTAACATCAATCTTACTGTCAAATTTCGTATACACCATACCAAATTTATTAATATTTACAACATATTCGTTTTGTTCATATTTTTGAATAAATGGTAAAACTCCAACAACACCAATAGAAACAGATAAATGATTTCCCCATGAAGTTCTATATGAACCATTTTCAATGGTTTTCTTCCACATAGTTTTTCCGTCTGGTAGTGAGCAATAACCATCTGGGAACTGTTCTAGGTGTTTTACTTCTTCTGGGGATAGAACAACGCTAAGATCCCCAACATAATACTTTCCATTTTCCAACATTATTTTCTCTCCTTAAGAGTAATTATACTCCATATTTAGTTGCAAGTCAAGTATTATTTTCTGTTTGCAGCATAGACAACGCACACTGGGTCAGACGAGCCATAGGCACACTTAACAGCGATGGGGTCGATTCCTTTTACAATTGCAGATTCAATGTTTGATTTCATCGATGCATCACGTTGAACATTGTATTGGTAAATTCCAAAAATTGCAGAGCAAGTACAAATTGTTAAAGCAATAACTGATGCAATAAATTCTATTTTCATGATAGATCCTTAACTTCGTCGCACAAACCGAGTTTCTTGGCATCTTGAGGACTGAGCCAAACATCCTGCGGTGGTAGCAGTGTTTCTCTGATTTTCTTCTCATCAAGACCAGTACACTTTTTATAGTGGGAAATCATTTTCTTCGTAGTTAGGTCGAACTCTTTAACAGTTGCAAAAAGTTCGTGTTCTTTACCAATAGCACCCCAAGAATATTGATGAGAAAGAATTGAAGTATTTGGTGTTAGGATACGTTGACCCTTTTCACCAGAAATAAAAATCATTAGACCTGCAGAAGCAACTTGACCGAGACCAATTGTACGAATTGGAATAGCTGAGCCTCTCATAACATCAATCAACGCAAATGCTGCGTTTAAATCACCACCAGGAGAAGTGATAACTAAATTCATCATCTCTGGTCTTTCTTCCGCAAAGTTTGCCTCAAGAATCCACTCACTGCACTGTTTAACAGTGGCAAGGGAAACTTCTTCCATCATTAGGAAGAACGAGTGTTTTGAGTCTTGTCCTTCAGAAAGTTGCAGGTTTAATTTATTCATCATTTTAAAATCTCTCTTTTTCTTTATAAAAAATGTGACGACCAATTACTACGGTCTTCTCAACGTTACGCCATCTAGGATTAACGTAATCTGCATGATAGAAAAGAGCACCATTAGTGATATCTCTCAACTTCTCATAATTAGCATAAACATATAAAGCAATTTCCATAGATTCTTTATATGCAAATGTATTTCTGTTTAACTTAGTTGGTACACAAAACCAACTAAACTGACAAGTGTT